GGATCTTTTAGTGCCTCTGCATAAGATATGTAGAATTTGCCAGTTGTGTTAGAGAAATATCCTTTTGCTCCAACAGTCTCTTTCGGTTTCTCATCTGGTTTTGGTTTTGATAATCCTAAGAAATCCATGATAGGATTTGTTGTATTAGCACCTCTACCTGCATCAACAACTTGACGAACTGTTTTTCCTTGAGACATCGCAGCCATTCCACCACCATCTTTAAATAACTGATAGTTTGGACTCCCTGGTTTTGGTGGTGCTTCCACTGGATCAAATCCAAGGACATCTTTATCAAACATTACATCATGAGTGGTTGTTCCCCTACCCTGAACAGTGTCTAATAATGCTTCAAACGGTTTGTAGATAGATCTTGTTAAATCTTTTAGATTGCCAGCGTCACCACCAGGTTTTAGACCACTTACTGCTTTTTTAATTTCTTCGGGTGATGCTCCCTCAGATTTCATCCTGGTTGTCATTAATTTTTTAAGTTTATTAATAGCTCCTGTATTATCCATGCCTAAAAATCTTGTGGCACTAATCTGAGATTGAAGCATCGCTTCTTCTGCAGGTCGATTAGTATCAAAGGTTTGAGTCAATCCAACTATTCTACCCTGAGCATCTCTTTTAAATTCGTTATCTCCAACTCTACCCATGGTCAGTCCAGCAGCAGATTGACCTCCACCCTCATAATCTCCATAGTCAATATTTTTTGATCCTCTTGCTTCTGCCGTCTTCTTCGCATCAAGTATTGCCTTCTGCATATCTTTTGAGATATGTCTATCAATTCTGTCATTACCGAGAATACCACCAATCAGTGCCGGAACTGCCTCTTCAGCAGCACCATACATGTTTCTTGCTTGGTTAAGCATACCACCATAATCTTTATCTACCACCCCAGCAATTGTAGATTCAATTATTTTTTTTCCTTCTCTACCTACATTCATCGCACGTTCAAGTGTAGGAGAAGCCATTTTCATTCCCTCTTCAATTGCTCTTGGAACAAAATCAGTATCAATATTAGGAATAAATTTACCAGCTTCATTAAGTGCTCTTGGAACAAAATCAGTATCAATATTAGGAATAAATTTACCAGCTTCATTAAGTGATCTACTATAAAAAGAAGGATCAACTATCTTCGCTGCCCATGGTAATCTTTTTCCTGCCTCCGCAAGAAAAGCTTCCATCATCGCCATTACATCTGGAGTTCTCTGATAACTCTCAGGGTCCCTAGGACCAACCCTAGAACCAATTCTTCCACCATCAGAGGCATAAACTGTGCCATTCATCATCTTTGGTTTGTTGGTGCCACCACCAGAGGCGTTCATAGCCTCCAATTGACTAACGCCAAACTTCTGTACAGCACCACGCGACATGACAAACTCACCATCCGTGAGCATGGCAGGAATTGTGTCCGTGCCTGATGGACCGGCTACTTCTCCACCTTCATTATATCCCATCGGAGATATGAGATTGAGATTAAGATTACCACCAGAAACTTTACCACCACCACTAAATTTAAATATTGGTTGTACTAATCCACCACCTCGATATCCACTAACAGGAATATCATTATCAACACCTGCAGACTCTTCGGGACCTAATCCTTTGGTAAAAGCACCTTCTAATGCTTTGAATGCAAAGATAGTAGTGACTGCCTCAATACCACCAGCAATAAGTTTCCCTCTCTTACCAAGGAATCGTGAAAACTTACCTAGTGCTCTTCCACCAAATAATCGAGCAAGTAATCCTGCTGTTGCTGCTGCTAATCGAATAGCACCACGCGCAAGAATTTTAACAATAAATCTAGAGAACTTACCTAACCCTGTTCCAAAAATAATATATGCTGATAATAATTTTGGCCAGTTATTACTTAAGAACCTTATTATAGAATTAATTTTACTTTTATTGTCTGGATTACTAAACCAATCAACTAATTTCATTAGGAATTTTCCTAATAAAATATTAAATAAGAAACCCATTATCCTGTCAAAGATCCCTCTGACAGGTGCAATTATTTTCTCTGCTACTTTTTTAAGACCTTGAAATCTTTTTGCTAAATTTTTCTTTTGGAGATCTCTTCTTTCTCTCTCTGCTTTCTTTCTATCAAAGGTCGCAGTATCTTTCTTAAGATCATACTGCTCCTTTAAAATGTCAGCAATTCTTGTGACAGTTTCAGATATCTCTAATATGAGATTTTTAGGGCTACCTTTCTTTTTCTCTTCTTTCTTTTCTTCTGCTTCAGGTGCTTGATAGGGAACTAACGCACTAGTTGGTAATGCCTTTGGTGCAACATTAGATCCTGTAGCAGATCCTTTTTTAAATGAATTTGCAGATATCTTTGTCTTTCTTGCTTTGAACTTAGGGTCTGCTGCTTTTCTTTTTTGCCTTACCTTTCTTATTTCTTGCTGAAGAGGGCCTATACGAACATCACCAGCATTTTTAATTTGTAATGTATTGACCGCCTCCATTAAAGCACTAAGATAATCCTCTTCCTCAGAAAGGTTATCTAGGTCTACACCCATCTCTACAAGTATTTCTAGTGGATCGGTGCTAGTCCTAGATGCCATTTCGGTGCTGTGCTTTTAATTTCTCTTCTTCAAGATGATTCTGTAGCATACTCACATAAACATCACGTTCCCAAGGGATCATGTTTTCAATCTCCGTTAATGAGTATTTATGATACTGCATCAACGAAAAGTTAAGTTGAAAATACGCCAATAGGTTCATGTGAACCATGGCTACGCGAAAAAAGACGCCAGCCCCTCAAGAACAACTTCACTTTCTTTTTTTGTAACTGGGTTCTTCACTTTAATTGTGTGTGCCAGTTTAGGCATGGTATCAAAAAACTTCTCAACCCCTTTGAATTGTGAAGAGTTCATAGACTCAAGAAACTCTGATACTTCTTTCTTTGAACAGTCAGCAGTGGCCCATACATCTTCTTCAGTGCAGATAGATTCAATACAGGATGCAATCAAATCAAACGATTGATCCATTTGATTTTTACTCTCAAAGTCAAAGTTGTTTTTAATGAATTGATCCAGTGATGGATACTTCATTACCATCAGTATCTCATCGTCAAGTTGAATTTTATTAGTATGGGCATCATCCTTCTGAACATGGATATCATCAATATTAATCATCACAGGGACCTGTGTCTCACCATCATCAGGACAAATAATATTAACCTCAATCTCCTCTCCGACAGACTTACCACGAATATTTAAAAACAAATATTCAATATCAAATGTGGGGAGAGAATCTACTTTGATACCTTTTGTTTTAATACAGTTTTTAATGACTGTCTTAATAGCTGTTGTGATTTGCTTTGTATCCTCACTTTCTAAAGCAATCACAAGAACCTTCTCTTCTTTTACAAGGAAGGGTCTGTATTGAATTGATTCTCCTGTTGATGGCAACTCAAGTTCATAAGTTGGTGTAGCAATCTTTGGTAAAGGCATAATATCCTATAGAAGTTCAGTATGATTATTTATTAGGCAACATTTGAATTGAGATTTGTGTTTAGAGGTTTACCACCACCAAATTTGTCTATATCAAAATTAAATTTACTTCCGTTCTTATCTTTAAGTAAACTACTTCTATTATCATTAAAGAACTGTTGAGCAGATGATGAACCATCTTTTGGTTGTGGCACTTTTGGTTGTGGTGTTTTCTCTGCAGGTGGTGTTTGTGCTGTGGTTCTTTCAATAACATATCTCAAGTACGTCATAGACACCGTGCATTTTAATAATTGAGATGTATCATAAGAAATAGGCATAGAGTTAATTGAAATAGGAAATGCCTTCACAAAATTATAAACTAAACTACCGCCAGTCGGATTAATGTTTCTGAAACTATCACTTTCAAATTTTGTAACTTTAAATCCAGAGCAAGTATATTCATCTGGATAGTTCATTCTATAAAAATAATTTTCATTTAATGTTTTATTATCTTGTGTGGTTCCAGATCCACTAATAAAATCTATCCAGGTTTCAAAATACTTAATAACTGTATAGTTATCCCCATCAACATAAAAAGTAAGATCAATTCTATCATCAAAAACTCTACGATGAGCATGTCTTTCTGTTACACCCGTCCTATCACCAGTCTGTTCAAGCGTTGCAATACTTGATCCAGGAAGAGATGCTTCTGAGCAATACAGATTTATATTTCTCTGAACATCAGTTGTGACATCAAATCCCTGTGCCTTTGCAAAATTTTTAAATGCATTATCGCTTCCACCAGTCGTACTAGCAGGCAGAGGAATCTCTACATAATACTTAGAAGTAAGAGACGGTCTTCCTAGTTGAGACTTAAACTGATCTATTGTTACTCGTCCAGCCATCTATAAATAGTTTTTGACTTTATATACTATGTATGGGAGAAAGTATAAAAAGTAAATACAAACCTTCGTTTCCTACGAAATATAAGGGTAATCCCAACAATATTATATGTCGTAGTAGTTGGGAGCGCAAGTTTTGTCGTTACTGTGATTTAAATGACAATATTCTTGAGTGGGGTAGTGAAGAATTTTTCATTCCATACGTCTCACCACTTGATAGGAGAGTGCATAAGTATTTTCCTGACTTCATTATCAAGGTAAAAGAAAACGCAGGTCACGTTAAAACCTACGTGGTTGAAGTGAAACCAAAGAGACAAACACAACCACCAAAACAAAGAAAGAGAGTGACTAAATCTTATCTGTATGAGTGTAAGACCTGGGAAGTCAATAAAGCAAAATGGAAAGCTGCAGTTGAGTTCTGTGAAGACAGACGAATTGAATTCAAAGTAATTACAGAGGACGAACTCGGAATCAAATGAACCGTATCGAACCAGTAAGACAAGACATTCAATCAGAAACTA